TAAGTTGCCTTTTGAATCGTACTTGTGTTTGTGCACAAGACGGCTTGCTGCAACTTCGCCGGCTGCTCCACCAGCTAAGCCACCAAAAGATGACAATGTAGGGCTCTTAGCAAGAAGTCCAGGAATGGATCCGAGCACAGCACCGGCGCCAGCACCGCCCATTCTTGACAACCACTCTTTCCCGCGATTCCCACCCTTCTTGCTTTTAGCAAGAGTGTGAATCGTTGAACCAAGAGGGATGATAGAGGTCCCGGCTACCGCCAGGTCCTCGTCTCGTCTTTTGTGCATAAGAGCTGTTTTTTGAAAGCCTGCCCAAAAACTCATACTACACCAACACCTTGATAGGAACGATTCTGTCGTATTGAAGACTTACGCCTTCCATCACCAGAACAGATCCTGAAGAAATGTTCAATTGATGTCCTTGAACATAACAGAATTCAAGGTACATAGCACCTACGCTCACGGAGTTTTGGTCCTTGAAGTATATTGCCATACCTGTTGGCTGATTGAAAAGGTCAGATGCAAGCTCGATGAAGAAATAATCTTCACCAGGCGAGCGTCTTAGCTCATGCAACCCGGCCGGATCAACGTTATCAAGCAAGGCTGCCGCCGGAGACGGAACCTCTTGACCGTTGATAACAGTACGAGTCCCCGCAGGATCTGTACCGAAGTTGATGTTATTTTTGCTGTGTCTGTAGTATGCGTACAGAACACGAAGCAAGCTTGGACCGAAATAGAAGGTTCTTCCGATGGAGATAGAACCGATCACGCGGCCGGGGATGAAATAAGAACGGGTAGAACCGATCTCAAAGATCCTTTGAAGCTGCTTTGATTGTTGCAAACCAACAGACTCAAGAAGACCGATGGGGTATACACCACCGGTCGTGCCTCCGTCTGAGGTTTGCGAAGCCTGAGGGGGGCCGGCTGCGATCAGCGTAGACTCCGCACTCACGAACTGACCACCAATCAGGTCTTCCTGGATATGGTAGTTATAAAAATCCCAGTTGCTATATGACGTTGTTGCTGCCATTCACCCCTCCTTAAACTTCGATTGTGATATCCAAGTTATTCAATGGAATTGGGATATCCAACTTGAATCTCATTTTAATAGTGTCGATCTGAGTATCACTCTCCTCAAGTTTAGTCAGAGTACCGCTTCTGATCACGCCCCCAATGCGTGGAAGACGGGTGTCGTCTTTAAGGAAAGTCAGAACTGCTTTCGCTGTTCCACGAAGCTCATCCAAAGTCGTATCAACGATGTTGTAACGACCAGGGAATCCTGCAAACGCGTTTCTCATGAACTTCGCAATGTAGTCCACGTTCTTCGTTACAGAGTACTCCTGGAACTTGATAGCAGAACGATCTGTCGTCAATTGGTGACGAACATAAAGTGGCTGCTCATCTCCGTCTTGCGCAAGGATCATCGTTCCACCATCAGCGATGGTATCAAGCTGATCGCCTGTGAAGTACTTAGAACTGTGTTTAACACCCAAGAATCCGCTCAATGTCAGGTTTGTGAAACCTTGTTGAGTAGGAAGACCTGTGGTGATCGCAGCAATCGCAGCAGCACCGTAGAAACCAGGAAGATCTTCGATTGTTTGACCAACCGGAGTCTCAAGAATATCAGGCCAAATGTTAACAACACGGCGAGATCCAAGACCAGAGCTGTAACCTTTTACAAAGTTCGCTTGCTCAGTCTTAGTCATATCGCGAGTGATCTTGTAAGAGATCGCAGACTCAAGCGATACAACCCCAGGGATTGCAACAGCCAAAGTAAGCTCTTTCTCGGATACAACAGAGCCGATTTTGTAACGACCCATGTAAGTGCCGGCAGTGATTTCAAGGTAGTGACCAGCAGCCACGCCAGAAGAAATAAACGCCGCGCTTCTGTCGTAGAAGTTCATACCATCAGCGCCCAGACCGTCTTGACGGACGATGTAGTACTGAAGATCGTTACAAATGCCTGTGAAGATAGAACCCGTCACAGTCAATTGATTCACAGAAGGAACAGTCGCCACAGGGTATTCACCTGCAGTTGCGTTCGTTCCGCCGACAACAACTAGAGTATCACCAGCCTTCACATTGAAGAACTGATTCGATGTCGCATCGTTCACTGTGCTTGGAGAAGCCAGGATACCTGCGCCATCAACCTGAGTGTTCACGATGATTCGAGAACCATTCAGTACAGTTGAAGTTGTCGCAAGCTCTTTCAGAGTTTCAACAGTCTTCAAAGTACGGTTCACGATCACAACACGCTCTTTACGTTTCTCTGCTTGAGAGAAGCCTTCAACGTGTGTTTTAAACATTTGATGGATCACTGGGTTTTGAGAAAGAGGTGCCAAAGCATACATCTCTGTCATTGCCAGTACATCCATAGCTACTTGATAAGAAAGAGTCTCGTCGCTCACGGCGTTTTCATCAAGACCAAGACCATTCACAGGGGTGGTGGTGTTTTGGAGCATGATAGAAAGACCGAAAGCAAGAGGGTTCGCAGGAACGATTTGTTCCGCGCCAAATACAGCTTGAACTGCCGCCAAGTTTGCGTACTCAACAACACTTGAAGCAAGGTCTGTACGAAGAGCTCGGTAGCTTGCGTACAAAGTTCCGCTTACAACGTTATAGGTGTTTGTACCAATCACGTGAGTGATGGTAGCACCAAGAGTGATACCTGTTTCCTCTGGGAAGAATCCGTCACCAGAAGAAGTCAAACGGTTCAGGTTGATTTGAGCAACCTTGCGATTGATTGAATACTTCAAAGGCGCTTCCGCTTCAGCAAGAGGACTTTCAAGAACCAAGTTGTTTACGTCAGTTACAGTTTTAACTCTGTAAGTGCCTTGGTTTTGTGTACCGCGATCGCCAGTGATGCTGTAAGCAACGTCTGAAGAAGCACCAACGCCGTCATTGACATCTGCATCGAGTTTCAACACATCGTTGCTGATTTTAACAGCAACAGTGTATGTGCCAGTAACAGTGTTTGTACCGGCTGTGACTACAACAGTGTCACCTGCTTTTACGTTCTGGAATTGACCAGAAACGCCAGCTGTCAAACGATCTTTAAGACCTGTGGTGTTTACAGATGAACCGTTTGTTTGCGCAGAGATGATAGAGACAGCAAGCTGCTCTACGATCACCACTTCATCACCGGCAATAACATCTTCAAACTTATTTGAAGAGGGATCTGAGAAAGCCGCGCCAGCACCGTTACCGGTAGTAGCAGGGGATACGATCTCAACCTTTGCGTTCTTCAAGTAAGCACTGATTGGTTTTTTTGTAGCAGGATAGATTTCTGCTGGATCCATCTCAGACAGATCAACAGCTGCTCCACCAGCAAGTGAAGCGTACGCGTACACAGTTTGTGTCGCATTATAAAGGCCAAGCGCATCGTCATCGACGATTTGATATGCAGGGCCGATGACACATGAAGGAAGGTTGAACGCTGCAAGAGCAGGAACCAAGCCAACAAATTCTTGAATCACCGTAACTGCGGGTCTTCTGTAAGCCATCTTATGTCTCCTTTATGGGCAAGTCATAGTTTCAATAATAACCTGTTCAAGTTTGCGAGCGGCGGTATCACTAAGAGTCCACCGATCCTGTATCTGAGCCGTGATGAACACAGGCACCACGTAAAGATCGTCGTTATCACCTTCTTGAACTACTAATGACTCTGCACCGATATTGAGGCTTTTGATTGTAAAAAATCCTTGTTTCTGAAGGACGGGTCTAAAGAACTTAAAGCTGTTGAACACAAGATGTGCCAGCTGTTCCGCCTCTGTACCTTCACGTGATATGCAAGAAAAAGCCACTGAACCAGTGAGGAGATCATTAAAAGTGTAGTTGCCGGTGGTCATCGATCGTTTCTCCATGGCATTTCCTCCTAATCCGAGTCCTTGCCAGGAGAGGGGACCTCTTACTGCGACAATCGCCGGTCTTACATGGACCGCTTCGAGATCGACAGTGTGTTGGTCTGAAATCTGAATCTCCGTCTTTGTGTCATCCTGTTCGTAACGATAAAACCCTTTATCTCTAAGACTGAAAAGGATTTGAAGAAATTCTATCGTGGTTCTTTTTAAAAAGATAGCAACATTTGGAATGTGCTGACCAGTCTCGATGGAGGACTTCTTAAGCCCGCCTCGACTTTCTCCGCCCGACGAAATCCCTGTCTTTACCTCACCACTCATCGGCCACCTCCGCGCTGAGCCTTAATTTTATCATGGGTCTGGACGTGAATCTCACCCATGGTATTGTTGATGGCATCAAACGCATCCTTCATGGAGGTGTACTTCACCTGACCAGGGAGGGAGAGACGCTTTTTCTTGGTGTTCTTCTTTACAGGGTCACTCATATCTTCACGTTCCCTACTCCACGACCGGCTTCGCCTGGTTTCTTGGCAATGGTTTGTCCGAGATCGCGAATTAAGGAGGGTTGAAGATTTTTACTCGCAGCAGCGTTTAGAGAAGGGCTTGGGATCTTGTTTGGCTTAAACTGAGATGCAACAGCGACCCCAGCCCTTGGTTTAGCACCAATAGAAAGGCCCGCACGGTTTGAGATGATTCCCATTCCTGAGCGAATGCCTTTAGTGGCGGCCGCGGCTTGTTTTTCAAATCCATCCCAAAATGACTTCATTAAAACTCCGGTTGCGCTTCTCGCTTCTTGAGCTGGTCAAGAAGTCGCATGCGCACGTCTACTGGTACCTCTAGGTTATACTCTACATCGGAACGATTGATCTCATCAAGCCGCATTACCTGCAGGATGGTGGTCCTGTTTTTTTCGGTGTTCCGGACATTCGAAATCCTCCAGTAACGATTGGATTGCAGCTCCACGATCAGGTCCCCGGAGGCTAGCTGCGGATAGTTCGTGAAAAGAGCATCGGTCTGGCTCGGTTGTCTTTCGCCGAACTCAGAGATCACGGCCATCTTGGGATCTGGATTGAAATCCATCCAGGCTTCAATGAACGGATAGTACCCACCGATGAAGCCGGTTCCCATACAGGTTGTGCAGTTACTTTTTGTGACACGCTTTAAAACTGTGTCCCAGCATTCGGGGCACCGGCCGCCTTCTTTCATTTTTTTGAAAATCAAAGCCGGCATTCCGTAAACTTCTCTGAAGGCAAAAAGATGCTCTTCGATAATGTAAGAGGCTACTGTGTCAGGGGTTCCTTCCCATATAAAGGGAGGAGTCTGAAAGGTCTGAAGCTGAACGGTTTTATCATCGTTCATCTCCACCGCGCGCACACGATAGTAGTAGATTTTCTCAGTGTCCTTCAGACGAACTTCATAGTCGATGTATTCACAGAGCCCACCTGAAGGGATAGGCTTCCCGTTGATCTGCTTCATATCCTCGGGGCTTTCGCCGCGGTCTATGAAATAAACGAGATTTTTGAGACTCTGGGAGGTAGGCTCAAGACTCCATTTCACCAGAATACGAGATTCTGGCTCGAAGCTTAGGATATGACATTCATACCCTTTGAACTTGATATTCTTGAGCTTGCATTGGTTACTTGCCACTTTTGTCCCTCAGTGCATATGCAGCGCCGGCACCAGTAAGCCCGAGTCGCGCAAGTCCTCCGGCCATGGCCTGACCTGCGATTTGTTTTCGCTTTGCCAGGTTTTCAGCAACGTGACCGGCCTGGGTCATCTGACCTTTACTTACCATCTTCCCGATGATGTTGTATCCGCGCTTTAAATCGCGAGCTCCGGTTACGGTGCCGATGAGGCGCGGGATGCTTGCTTGTTTTGTAAAACCATTCCAAAATGAATTCATATCTACCTCACCAGCTATAACCGATTCGATCGTACTCTGAAGAAACCCCGCCCCACCCACGAGAGATGTTTTGCTGGATCTTCAGGTTTCGTTTTTTAAGTTCATACTCATTTGCGAAGTTGATCATCCACGACTGGTAGTAATTCGATTTGTTCATACGAACAAAGCTCGATCCGCCAGTGTTGTAGTTGAGTTCATTTCTGGCCTGATAGATACCTTGAGATTTCAAGATCACCATGGTCGCAGCATGCATGAGTAGGTAAAGACTTGGGAAGTTTCCTATGGTCGTGTTACCGATGACCGGGGTTGTTGTGTTCCAGTCATCGATCGCCATATCAATAGCAAAAGTGAGGAGATCATCGTTTGACTCCTCAGCTTTTATAAGACGGTTTAATTGTGGAGTATCGCGAAGAAAAAGGCGAAGATACTTCTTAGCCTTCTCCAGTCGTCGCGTTGCCCACGGATCCTGCGGCATTGGTATTGACATTCGCTACCTCTGAACCTTTATTGCGGCCGCCTTTGGTTTTCTTAGAGGAAGCGCGAGCGATGAAATTCGGATCACCGTCTGGATTCTTAGCATCTTCATGTTCAGCACCACCTTGTTGAGAGTGTGTGTCTTTGCCCATTTCGACTGCTCTTGCCTTACGGTTGTCGTTCTTTCTTTCTTCGGCTGCCTTCTTACGCGCATCAAGACCGGCCGACTCTTGAAGAGCGTGCTCTTTCAGAGCTGCAGAGATATCTTTGATTGGCTCAATTTTAATGAAGCCACCACGTTGAAGATTCAAAAGACCTGGGTCTACGTCTTCGATGATTGTCATACGCCCTGGATGAAGAACTATAACTTGGTCCTTAGCATTTCTGAATTGTACGGCGTGACCGACCTTTTCGACTGCTGTTCTAAGATCTGTTCCGTTTGGACCTTTTTTGACGGGCTTTACTGTGGTGTTTGTGATTTTAAATTTCACTGTGTTCTCCTAGATGTTAAAGCTGATGAGGGGTTTTTAGGCCCCCCACCAGATCGGTTCTTAGATAGTTCCATTCACAGGGATTGGAGACGGAACGTCAAGCTCAATCTTAGCGATTGATTTGATGTTACCGAAGCCTTCTGCGATGTACTCCCAAGTTTTCCAAAGTACCAAATCGGCCTCTTTCTTAATCCAGAACTTAACGTCGTTCAGGATGAAGAAGTTTCCAAGGTACGCTGGATCAGTGAACGCCCAGATCTCACCAGGCAAAACGATGTCGTGTTTGTTAGTCACAACAAGTTTGCGCTTCAAGATTGTTGGGTATTTGTAACCGTTCACTGACACTTCAGATGCCAACGGAGAACCGATTTCAGTTGCAGGTTGTACCATGTAATCGTCGAAATCGACGGTGTTCATAAGTACAGTTCCAACAACCAATTGGTCGAAGTCGATCATCTTGAAGAGAGAAGTAAGCTCTTTACGATCTACAGTTGTCGCAGTAGAAACCAAGCGCTTACCAGTGATAGAGATAGCTGCCTCTGCGTACTCGATGAATTTCTCATCTTCTACGCGTTGGATATCTTTCACACTGTTCTCTTCGATTACCTTTGTGATTGGGTAATCGTAAGCCAAGAGTTCACCCTCGGATTTCACAAACTTCTCAGACTCAACTTTGAAGAATGGAAGCGCATAACGCTTGCCTTGGATGTAACGTTCATCGGCTTCAGAAGCAAAATTCACAGCTTTCGCTTTAGAATCATGCTCGATGTCGACGATCTTGACTAGAGTGTCGTGATCGGTTGAACGAGTGGTGTCAGCACGAGTGACACTCTCTGGTGGAAGAATTCGACGAGCAAAACCGACTTCACGGATTTTAGCGCGTACGAAAGCTGCACCTGCCGCTGCGGTCTTTTGTAGACCTTCAGTGGTGTCCAAACGTTCGATGAAGAGGTTATTAAACGTTGTTGCGTCCAAACCAGTATTTTCCATGGTCTACCCCTCCTTACGCTTTCACGTGAGCTGCAGAATACAATTCGTAAACGATGTATCCGCTTCCCACTTCCGTGACTTTACCGAGAGCGAACTCACCGGATGCAGCCTTGGTCAAGTCAGCTTCGCCCATACCACGATCTTTCGAGGTAAGTTCGTCGCCTACGTTGTAAGATTGGGTTTTATCGTAAAGATCTGTCTTCACGATAAGTGCAGAACTCATGATGAGTGTGCACTGACCAGTCGCTTTGCTATCAAAACGATCTGTACCCGCAAACACCAAGTACGTTTCCGCTACTGGTGTTGCACCTGGACGGGACAACATTCCGTCGTTTCCGAGAACTGCGAATTCGCCGGATTTAACGCTTACGCCAGAGCCAACCTTTTTATCCACGCGGAACATCTTCTCGAGTCCACGAAGGATTTCCAGGTTCAAAGCCTCTTTAGTAAGGTCTTCACCTACGGGCACAGTTCGGATGTCGCTAATGCCTACGATACCAGACATTTTTGGCCTCCTTAGTCGCCTAAAATTGCGGCTTGAAACATCTCAGTGGCGTTGTATGCCTGGGGCTCGCTGTTAGCAAGTTCACCGAGCTTAATATTTCCACCGGTCAGCTCCAATGCCTTTTCTAATACAAAAAGATCCTGATTTACCAACGACGCTACCTTTTCTTGTAGTTCGCTGTAAGAGCGGGGTACGTCTCCGTAGCCGAGTTCGGCCTGCTTATAGATTAAGCGAAGAGCGTGAGCTCGCTTCTCATGCGTCTTCAATTGGTTGTCCATTTGACGCATTTTCTGAGCAGCAGTTTTTAAGAGCTCTTTTTCTTTATTCACTCTTCTTCTCTCTCATCTTCCGCAGACCCTTTTCAACAGTGTATCCCATTACTAGGGGAGTCGCAATGTCCCTAGCCTTCGCAAGAGGTGCAGTGATTGATGGTCTCTCCACTTCTCGGATCAGATCTTTCCCCGCAGGAAGCTGCTCTTTGACCTTGAACAGATTCTTCAAAGGGGTCTTTTTTGTCGCATCCACAGCCACGTTTCCAAGAGCTGTATCAACGTCAAGAGGGGCTTTTTGCGTCGCCTTCCAGACTGCGTCTCGAATCTTCGCCTTCCCTCTTTTTCCGGCTCCCGCACTCAGGGCCTTAGAGGCGCCGAACATCAAAAATGATTCAGGTCCACCGCTTCGAGCATTCTGCCTTTTAAATTGCTGAACTGTCTTTTTGTCAAAAGTCTTCGACAAGCCACGTGTGAAGTGGTGCTTCAGCGCACTTAAAGATGCTCTAAGGGCAGCTCCTTTTATCATTCATGTTGCCCGTGTGTTTGAGATAAAGCGTGTTGAACATCCTCGAGTGCTTTTGTATAGCCCTTCTTTTTTCCGTGCATATGTCCAGCCGCTCCACCTGCCATTAAGGCCAGCGCAGGGATGGTGACAGACGCAGGGACTTTCAAAGCCTTCTTCTCAAGGAATTCATCGACCTGTGCTTGCGTGTACCCGGAAGCCAGTGCTTTTTCTTCAAACTCTGCAATCTTCTGGAACTCCTCGAAGTTATTCAAGGCCTCGACCATTGCTACAGAGCAAGCGAGTTTTTCCACGAAGTTCATTTCGAACGGAGATGGCTCAGAGGTCGCATGACCAGGTTCCATGTTTTCAAGGAACGATGCCAGTTTGACAACTTCATCGTGATCAGAGGCAGCAGTCACAGGAGGCTCCTGTTTGGAAGCTCTTTTTTCGATGACTTCATCAGCCTGGGCAATCAATTGGTCAAGTCTCATATACCATCTCCGTCTTAACCCTCCCGAAAGAGGGCTGAAATTTTTAGTCTTTTTTGCTTGAATTCATAGCCTTAAGGCCAGCCAAACCAGCAGCTCCACCAGCAGCAGTCATCACCTTTTTAGGGTGCTCAACAACTGCTCTACCTGCGGTTTCCAAAGCTTTACCAGCTTTGCCGCCCATGTGTTTTCCAGCCATGTGAGCTTTCAATCCAGCGGACTGAACTGCACCTACAGCTTTAGTACCCATGTTTGACAAGGCTTTGCCCATGAAAGCAAGCTTTTCGTTAACAAACGGATAGAGATATGCCATCTCGTCGTTGTAACGTTCAGAGCCAAGCTTTTTCAAGCCGTCGATGAAGCCACGAGCGATGAATTGGCCGCGAGCTGCAGCTTCTTTCTTTTGCTCTTCGTTTAGCTTCTTTTCGTGCTCATCTTCTTTGCCTTCTTCTTTCTCTTCCTTCTCTGCTTCTTCAGCGAGCTTGTCCAGCATGTCTGCTGTCTCACTTGCGAATTTAGCAAAGCCAGTAGAGTAAAGCTCTTGAGCAACTTTTACTTGCTCAGCAGCTTCTTTTTCAAGCTCAGCTGGGAACTGAGTTTGAACCAAGGCCTGATCGTCTCGAGAAAGATCTGTGATCTTCATTGTGCGATCCCCCTATTACTTACCCATTTGAGAGAGCAAAAGATGTTTGCGGTAAGCCGCCATCTTCATCTCACCCATTGGGGCATGTTGTTGTTTTTCAGTTCCAACTACAGCGCCGCCGTTTTCAGCAGGAAGCTCGTTATCAACAACAGGTTTTGTGCTGATAGGCTTTGCAGAATCTGCAGGCTTGTTGTTGTCCATCGCTTGAGAAGGTTCAGAATCTGCATGATGTTCAACATCAACAGTTGCGCCTCCCTCGATGTGATCCGCAGCAATCTTTGTGATCAATTGATCAACGTGTGCTTGGAAAGCGTTGTAAGCCGCTTGTCCCATAGCCTCTTCGATTTCTGCAGCTTCTTTATTCATAGAAGCCACCTTCTCTGTGGATCCAGACATTTCCTGGACATCCTCAGGGAACATGCTACCGTAAAGTGCATCCAATCCCATTTTCGCCTCCTTAGACTGGCCTTGGTTATTTTGTGCTCCAGCTACAGAAGCGGTGTCGTCTTCGTCGACGAGTCCGATCTCCATAGCCAATTTTTCGATTTCATCACTGATGTTCTCATCACTGATGTTTTGAGAAGCCTCCTTGTTCATTGAAGGCTGCTCAAGGTCGCCCTCGAGAATCTCTTGTAGAGTAGGCATATTAACTCCTCTTATTTACGTTGTTAATTTTAGACCCTTGTTTTTTATTTGACAAAACCTTTTTGGAGACTTCCAGCACGGCTTGGTCAAACAATCCGCCCATTACCTTCGCTGGAAGGTTAACCCCACCGGCGGCAAGAGGCCAAACTAACGAGTTTGCTATGAAGTCGTGGGCTGACGCTGTTTTCAGGAAGGGGTTCTCCTCTGCGATTTTCCCTAGAGCTGAAGTGCCTTTTCTGAAAAGGCTTTCTGCTTTCGGTACGACATCTTTAAGGATTCCATGGGTTCCTTTTTTACCAGCGAGTGCATCAAGAGCAAGACCAGCTCCGATAAGGTCAGGATATTTGCGAATGAATGCCTTCACTCGACCTTCCTGCTCATGCGGATTAAGCTGTCTTTGCTTTTGCAAAATCCCAGACGCCATGTACACAGCTGGGATTCCCAAAAATAGCCGCTTCGTTCCCGGGCCCATCAGGGCCGCAGTCTTCATGTACGGCTTTTGTCTCATCTCTTCAATCCGCTTTGCTATATCAATAGTGTCTGAATTCTGTGGCTCGCCACCGGCATCAAACTGACCTCTTCGTTTAGGCCCAATAACGCTATTAAATATCAACGGAGCACCGATTGCAAGCGCTGCTGCTAGCTGGGGGTGCTGAGATATCAACTTATCAAGGTGTCCCGTGATCTCGCCTCCGGCCTTATGTCCGAAAGCTGCATACAAGCCTGCTGCCAGAGCCATGATCGGGATGATTCCGACAGGCTTTCGCTCGTCTTCATTTGCCCACTTGATAAAGTTTGGAAGAGGCTCTTCCTCGGCCGCTGTCTTTTCAATCAAGACAATCCTGCGCCCAAGATGCGGAGCCATGTAGCTTCTCTGAGCCATATATGGCTCCATCATATCTAAAATCTCAGGTCTAAAGCGACGAGCTGATAGATCCATGAGCTTCAGGTGAGACGGAGAAGGGTCCATAACCATTCCAGGATCAAAGCACATATTGTGCTGATCAAGTTGGTCGGCGATGCCTTTTTTACCGATGGAGATCAATAGGATTCTTTGGAATTCTTGAGGCTTCGGAAGAATGCCTAAGAAAGACAAAGTTGACATAGCATCGTTAAAGTTAAAACGCCCCAGACGATCAAGCACATCTGTAGGGAGGGATTTCTCTCTTGCCTTAATCTCAGGAATGCTTCGAACAAGTGTCTCCACAGAGTCTTGGGATGCAGGTGGAGTCCCTGCTGGAATCTCTTTTTCAATTGTTGCCTCTTTAGTCTCGGCCATCTTTTCTGCAATCGATGCTGAACTGATCACAGGAAGGCCTCCGCTGGACGCCACTTTCATATGGGTCTTTGCGGTCTTATCAGCCCCAATGAGGACCTGGCTGATATCAAAGAAATTTGGATGTGTGTTGATTGCGTAGGCCTGCTTACCAGTGCCCGGATGGATCCGGCCAATGTAGTATTTCAGGTGCTCGCAGTATTCTTTTGTGGTCTTTGCTTTATGTCCGCAGATTGAGCACACGTCGTAAGGAACACGACACCCCATAGACCACTCAGGGTAATCGCCGTTATCGATGCGCTCAACAATGTCTGGAGCCTTGGCGTTATCAAGAACCACGATCAGTTCAACCCGGTGGTACTTAGGATTGTAAACCGCAAGTGCTACATCTCCGTAAGATGCTTTGGGGTCTTTGTTGATATGGTGCTTGTAGATTTTTGCGTTGTACTCAAAGGTTTTATAACCATAATCTTTTCCAAAGTGACTAAGAGCCGCCTCTGGGAAAAAATCTCCATTGACGTTGCAGTTATGAACCGCAAAGCCATCCACACAGTAAGAGTTATCAGTGTCTACGTGCATGTTGTAGACCGTCCCTTTGTAGTGGCTACGCGTAATCTCTTTTACAGGAACAAGCAGATACCCGCGATCTCCGTCTAAATGAATAGACATACCTCCGCCGCTGTTCTTAACGCCGGCTTCAAAATATTTATCGCCGGAGACTACTTCTGAAAACGCCCTTTCGTAGCTATTCTCATAGATAACGTTTCCAGCCCCCATAGAAGAGTCATGCTGCGAAAACTCAAAGAAAGATGATCTATACCCCAGTCTGGCGGCCATCTTGGCTACACCCAGGGCTAGCTGTTTCGATGCAGTGCTACTTGTGATAGCTCCGCAGTACCGGCCTTTGGCTTTCACCTGGCTTCCGTCACCAGTGATGTATGCTTTAATGAAGCTTTTTTGCCAAGATCTAGGCATACGAAGTACGGACTCAGATAAGAACTTCTTTTTTGCACCCTTACCGAAATGACCAAGGCATGCGTTTGCAAACTCAGACCACGTAAATGTGATTCTAATTGCATCACTTCCTTGATACTGGTCTTCGATCCGAGCCTCTCTCCCATGCGCTTCTACAATACGCTTGATTTTTAGCGCA